ATCGATTGATCTTTAATCGCTCGGTAATTGAAGATGATTCCAAAGCTAGAGATGATGATTCCGTAGAGACAGCCTTGGCATATCAGTTGTTTCATCAATTAACTCATCTCACTGTCGATAAACAATCTTTACAACATGATGACAGATTAGACTCATTAGCTGGTGCAGTTCAATATTGGAACGAGTCTCTTGCTATAGATGAAGATAGAGCTATTAAGGAACGTGAAGCAGAACTTTGGGAATTGGAATTGGCAGCGTATAAAGGTGATATTGAGGGCCTTCTCGATGCACAAATTCTTGGTGTCCCAATCGAAAAAGTCCAAAGACAAAATGCAAAAGCAGGATGGATCACAACCCACGGGAGCCACTAAATACAGACCTAGAGGATGGGTTGTGCGTATCCCTTCTTCTTTTGTTGGGTATGGTTCTGTTACTGATCGTGGATTTCAAACGGTTGTCATAGCCCAAACTCCTGATCATGCTTTAGATGTCGCTTCTACTTCTCATGTGTGGGAGCACTTGGATTTTCCTGTGAGCGATTTCCAAGTGTTCCCTCAGAATCCTCTTTAAGCTCTCCACTTGCGATTACGCTCTGGTGGATGATGACTTGCTACTAATTTTTCTAATTCATTTAGTCGTCTAAATAATTCTCTGGTATCTCGTTCTCTGCGGTTGCTGATGTTGCTAAGGGACATGATGACAACACTGGCTGTCGCACCAATGATTGCTGCTGTAATCTCTGCCACTGTTCAAAATGAAGAATTGTGTCTAGTGTAGGACGGCCTACCACTGAATTTTATGGAAGAAAAGAAAACACCTGAACAACCAAAGGAAGAAAAGAAAAAAGGATTACTAGGAAAACTACAAGACATTACTCCAGATAAGGAAGAACAGGTTGCGCTGATTGGTGTAGCTGTACGCCTTGGCATTGTTGTATGGAGTGGTTTTATTCTCACCTTGGCATACGTTGATCTGCCAGGATTTCAGAAGCAAAACTTCGATCCAACCTTTATAGCAAGTGTATTTACTGGTGCATTGAGTACATTTGGTTTAGCGACTACAAAGGATAAGAAGAGTAGCGGTGTTAGCAAGGAAGACATGGAAGCTATGATTGCTAAAAGCAATACAGCACAAGCTGAACAGATCATTAGAGTGCAAACTCCTCTCACTATCAATGGAGCTGAGGTGGTTAAGCCCGAAAGGATTGATCCAATCACTCAGAGACCCATTGGCCCTGACGGTAAATTGGTATGAAAAAGTTATTAATCCTCCTTCTATTGGCTTCTCCCTGCCAAGCAGAGATTACATCCAGGCTTTCTAGTTCTACTTCTCTAACAGTTGGGGCTAGTAGCACAAATGCAACCAGAATTCCATCTACCTATGCAGTATCGGGAACAAACATAAAGGTTACTACAGGGGAACACTTTGGAAAATTAACAGCAGGATCAGTCACAGCACCAGCTACGTTAGATGTTGGTGTATACGAGATAAATACAGCAGGATCAGCATTTTCTTTTTCGGAAAGTTGGCAGCAGGGGGACTCTATACCAGCGATAGGATCTGGTGTTGATGTGAGTACTGGTGTAGTTGCTGATATGCCTGCTTTCGGTAATACGGTTACTATTTCAGGTGGTGTTTCCGGCACGCTTGCAGGTACTGTACTAAGTTCTGGGGTGGTTACGGTTACAGCAGGTGGTGCGAATACTACGGCTGTAGGGCAAGTGACCAGTGAAATCACCGTACGATGAAATTAATTCTGTGCGCACCTTTTTACCTCTCTTATTTTTGCTTGGCCCTGCTGTTCAGGCTGTACCAGTGGTTCCTCAGTTTACACAAGGATCTGTTACATCACATACAGAAACGACTACAAAGATTACGGAGACAATCAACTCGATTGACATAAATACAGGCTGGCAATACACAGTTACTGGCACGAATATGAAACATTCTGGTTCATCTGTGTCTCCAACAACTACAACAGCCCCTTCTCAAACTACTGATGGCATTACTTACACATGGGTTGGTTTAAGTCACTCCAACAAACCCGACTGGCAACTACAAACAGATGGAGCAGCATTTCAATTTACCGAAACATATTCTGCTCCTGGGGTAAGCCAGCAAACAATCATCCAAAGAACAACCGATCAAACAAGTATTACCGATACAACAAGCATTTTTCAGCAATAGCTTATGGATTACTATCGTTTAACCTCTGTTTGCCTGCTTACTCTGGTGATGTCGGTGGCGTTAGTGCTACCGCAGCTCCTAACGCTTCGTCTAGTGGGTCCGTCATTAATCAGGGAGTACAAGTCCTACAAGGACCATTCCATACAAACACGTACGGTAACGGAATACAGTGCCAAGGGACTACGTTAAGCATTACACCTTTCCTTACAGGTGCGTTATCTCTTAAGCGACCCTACGAAAGTTTCTACCAAGACCCTGTTTACGATACAAGTGATATGAATGATGATGGAATTATTGATAATCCAGGCAGTGTTTTATATTTCAAGGATGTAAGAACAGGGCAGAAGGACTCTCATTCCATCACAGGAGGGATCTCAGCGACTCTTTCAGTGCCACTGGACAAAAGATTCACGACTCGGTGTTTATCTGCCGCTACAACCCAGGAGAAAATACAACAGCAGATCTTGGCTAATAAGAGGCTTGACTTTGAAATTGCGAGGCTTCGTGAGTGCAGCAAATTTAAACTTCAAGGAATTAATTTTCATCCTGATAGTCCTTCATATTCTATTTGTGCTGATGTATTGACTAAACCATTTAAGGAAGAGCCGATAAATCACGTTCATTCTATTTCCTCTGATTCCTCTGATCCTTTCTCCTTTGAGATACAGACAGAACCTTAGGTTTTTTTCCTTGTAGAGCAAGAATTTTTTTAGTAGTCTTCTTGGAAAAAGATTTGACTTGACCTTTTAATTGTTTTTGAACGAACTTTGCTAGTGGTTGTCCAAGGAGAGTTACACCAACTACTGATCCAATTGCTATCGCACTTGTATTAAGTAATGTCGTTGGTGGTGGAGTGTAAGTGTTAACAACCTCCAGTACACTTCTTTCCTCGTATAGAGTTTTGCATTGATTTCCATCTCGTTCATACCCAATAATTCTTTTTGTTCCGTATTTTCCGATTGCTCCTATGGGTAAATCGTCAGGTCTAGGGCAAGGGATAACAGGAGGGGGTGGTGGGTTAACAGGTACTTCGTTATTAGTTCTTGTCTCAGTAGAAGTTTCCCTGCTACTTGTATTAATTTTTGGTGTGGTGGATTGGGGAGTCGGCTCTATATCCTCTGGCCTGTAATCGACAGGATTATATGAGGGCATCCCTGCGTCACAATATACCTGAACGCCTCTATCGTCATCTGTTTTTAATTTTTTATTGCTACCTGAATCTGGATGTGCTTCAACGCAACCAGGGATTTCAAATATTAAATTAGGCTGTTGTAATGTAAAAGTTACTGGTTGAACATTGGGGATGTTCGGAGAAACTCTGTCGATAAAATTACTAGGGATAAAAATATTATCGATTTGAATATTGGGTATTTCATCCACATTTAGAAGCGAGGAATATTAGGTAGCCCCCCTCTTTCGTTAGGCATTACAGAGCCTGTAGTTTTAGGTAAAGAAGGGATTGATCCTTTAACTAATGAAGGGATCTCACCTTTTATTTTATCTAGTGCCATGTCAATGATCTTTTCTCTGTTGAAGTACAGACCTGCACCTGTGCCGATAACTAATACGTTAAGAGCGAGAGAAGTGATTGCAATGATTTTCATAGTTTTAGTATAGATTGGATTTCCATTTAAGCATGTGCATAATATATGTATTTACCTGATGATGCGTTACTGTTATTTAAATTTGAAGTTAATGTAAAACCAGTTGATGTAGGAGCACCAAGATCATTATATGAGGTTTGAGCATCACCTTCATTAAAAATCAATGTTTGGTCATTACCACTAGCCCATCCTCTAGTCGTATCCATTACTATCCAATATTGACCAGCATCAGTCCGTCGTATTACTACAAATCTAGGTTGGAAACCAGTTGTGATGGTTTGAGTACTACCAGTTCCTGTGTAATAACCAACCTTGCTGATGCCGCTAACGCTGGCAAAGAGCATGGCTATGTATGTACCATTATTGTAATTAACCTTTGTACTATCTCCTACTGTAAAATGAGTAGATGTTGGAGCAGTGTTGTTCCACCATGCAGCATTACCACTTTCAGCAGCCTCGTCATTTAATTGAAGCTTGTAATTTTGAGGAGTCGTGCCACCATTTAATCCTTTATGATATACCTGCCAGTCATAAGTGTCATTTCTATACTTAAGCCAAATCATCTCAGGAGTTTTCGAGAGGCTATGCTTAATTTGTTGCCCTCCTTCAGCTTGTGTCGCTCCATTCCCTGTATAAGTCACCACATCCATCCCGGCGTGTCTCTTCCACATCCATGCCTGTACGGTACTAGCATCTGAACTTTTAAGGAAACCAGTATTACTATCAAATGTTGCGTGAGAATAACTTGCCTGTTGAGCGGTAGTGTCTGCAACTAAATATTTTCCTTGGGTTAATCTTGCTGTTGTAATCCAGGAATCAGAACTTGCTATAGTTCTCTTCATACCAAAGTCAACAGGGAATCCACTATCAAACGTGGGGATAGTTGCACTACCATTTCCCGTATCCATAGCGAATACACTCGTTCCTTCACCTGCACCGTATTGCTTGCCAACGTATCCATCTGGTCTTCTGATTGCCATGTAGATTATTGTGTTTCCGTTGCCATTTACCGACCCATCAGTTTCCATAACTTTAAAACCTGTAGGTGTTAAATCAAGAGTCTGAGAACTTCCTTCGGCATCATTTGTACTTGGATATAATTTTGTATCGTTTCCACCAGTGACTATCCCTCTCATGGAATCTACCATTCTCCAGTTTTCAGCAGCATTGATATTTTTCCAAAGCAGGAACTGGGGCTCCCAACCTAAAATAATTTCTGGACCTGTAGACGATCCATTTCCAACATAACTACCGCACTTGACTATTCCTTCCTTACTGTCTCCAAAAGTAAATGCAGCAGGGTCATCGAAGGGACTATCTGTCTTTGCAATTGGTCCGCTGTGTGCTGTAATCGTTCCAGGGGTTACGGTTGAACCTGTAGTAGATGAGTTATTGCAACATAAAAGTTTAGTATTGGTTATGTTTGTTAGCGGCTCAGTTGGTACTCTGAATGATGAAGTATAAACTGCTGTTCCTTTAACTAATCTTAAATTAGAAATCTTACCATCAAAGAAATAATTAGCTGACGCCGAATATCTACCTATCGTTGGATTTGTTGACCCATGACTTCCAAAACCCAAAGAACTTGTTGATTCATGAAATTTGATTCCATTTAAATACAGTCTAAATACATTACTACTTCTAGTAACAGCGATATGATGCCACTGATTTATAAATGCAGTAGCAGGTGATTCTATACTGTTAAGGAAAATAGACCCACCTAAACCAGTTCCAGTTTCTCCATGAACTATTACCTTATTAGTGGTTCCGCCAACATTATTTAAATAAACTTGAAAATCATCACTATTCGTACTAAACACCCATTGGTTTACACTACTGCTCACTGCTTCAGGGTAAACCCAAGTTTCAAAAGTGAAGTCGCTAGTACCTAAATCAAGATCAGAATCAATTGGAAGACTTAAATAATCACTTGACCCATTAAATTTAACACTCCGTGCTGTCGCAGCAGCACTTTCTCCACCTGCGAATAGGTAGGCTATATAACTTTTTGAAGAACCATTAACGTAGTCATGACCAGATAAATAAAATGTAGTTGATGTGGGGTCGATTCCATCATCCAGAAAATTACTAGCTACCCATGCAGCGTTACTACTCAAAACACCATATCCGCCTGAACCTTTAGACTTGTGATATACCATCCATTGCTGAGCGTCAGTTGAACCAGTTGTTTCTTTGATCATTATTAATCCAGGAACACAACCTAAACTATGTGAAATACCTCTGCCACTACTTCCATTCCCATCCCATTCAACAACATCAAAGAACCCAGGTGCCTTACGGAATGACCATGAGGCGAAATTTTGACTACTGTTATTTATATCATTATCTGTACCAAGAGTATATCCATTATTGTTAAAAGACGTTATGTATTGACTGGTATTTGTTGTTCCATCATTGCTATTAGACTTTATAAATTTACCTGTTCCATTTACTGTGTCTTGCAAAATATTACTAGCAGTATTCGTTCGAGATTTAATCCATACCAAACCCCCCTCAGAAGAAAGATTAAGTCCATTATTAATCGCATAACTACCTGATCCCGTTCCTTTATAGAGGTATGTTGAGAACACATCGTCCATATACGTCTTCTTCTTAGCACCTACGCCAAGCATTAATTGTTGAATTGGTGTCATAATTAATCTCCTTATTTAATAATTAGTAGGTACATATCAGGAAAGTCCTGCACCTGAGATGTAGGCAGTATCAGCAGCAGCAAACCAAATAGTAGCCATTCCTCTACCAGCTAAAGTTCTATTACCTGTAGCTGCATCAGCAGAATTATGTATCGTTACGCCTGAACCTTGAGTAATTGTTTGATCTGATCCACTGTTGTTAATAATCGTTACTGCATCACCAGCAGCAAATACTGAGTTATTAATAGTTACTCCACCAGTTGATATATAAATAGCTTTACCAGAATCAGCAGCTACAGCTACATGTGCTGAACCTTGAGCGTTAGAAGGTATCTTTCTTACATCACCTTTTGAATCTTCTACTGTTGAAGTAACCAGTGTCCCTGCTGCAATCGTTATATCTCCAGTAGAGCTAGCTGTACCTGTTGTTGTACCAACGATAAATTTATCTGCACTTTCATCCCAAGCAAATATTGCATTATCACCAGTAGAACCACGTTCAATAATTATTCCAGAGTCATTAGCGTTACTAGAAGCACCACTATTTAATTCAAGTAAGTTATCTGCAATCGTTGTGTTTGTGCTGGCTACTGTAGTAGTTGTCCCATTTACAGTAAGGGTGCCCGACAGTGTGAGGTTAACTCCAGTTGCTGTTCCTGTTAGTGCTGGTGAAGCTTTGGGTGCAAAAGTTGTATCTGTGTAAGCTTTAACTGACTGTTGACTAGGAGGACGTGTGGCACTATTAGTTGCCATGTTATCTTCGTCAATTAAAGACAAGTCACCAGCGTCTACATAAGCTTTAACTGATTGTTGACTTGGAACAGCAGTAGCACTGTTAGATGCCATGTTGTCTTCATCAAGCAATGCAGAAACTGCTGATTCTTTCGCTAACGGAATACCGCCTTGAGTACTACCGTCATGTACGACAACAACATCTTTGGTTGTATCTACGGTAATTTCACCCTCTGCACCAGTGAAACTACTGTGTTGAGAGGTTGTTCCTCTTCTTAATTTTAATAATTTAGCCATAATTACGAGAGGGTTCCAAAGTCAACTTGTAAGTTATTTCCACTTATAGTACCTACTTCTGTCAGATTTTTGTCATTACAGTCTAAATGCCCTCCTAATCCTGGTGATGTATCTTCAGATATAGCCGATAAACCTGCTGCTGCCGTAACAGTCCAAGTTGTACCATTGTAGTATTTTAATACGTTTGCAGTTGAGTCATACCATAGATCTCCTTCATCTAAAGAAGAACTGGGTGCTGAAGCTGAAATTCTGTAAGTATTTGCAAATGAATTAACACTTGTAAGATTAGAAGCTACGGTGTTTATATTGTTTCCAGTGCCAGTTGCAAGTGACTCTGCAATACCACCTAAGTCTTCAGAAAATAATATCTGACCAGCTACTGCATTAATATTATTAGCGTTAGATACTGCTGAATTTATATTAGAAGCATTTGAATTTACACTATTTATATTACTTAAATTATTATTTACAGTGGTTATAGCACTTATGTTTGTAGCTAATGTAGTGACCTCTGTTGCTTTAGGTGTTAAACGATGGAAAGTATAAGTATGAAGTGTGGAAGTTGTTTCGATAATTCCACCATAACCAGCAGTTAATACTGTTGAACCACATCCTGTAATTGTTACTGTGTTCCCGGAACCTGCACCATTAGCTATAGTTACAGTTCCACCAGAAGGAGTATGAGAAGAAGCAAATTCTTTGACACTGACTAAGGTTCCTGTTCCATTGTTTACATCAGGGTTAGCAGTAGGGAAAGATGTTTCATTTGCTATTGGTACAAAACCACCTACGTCATCTACTAAATCTGTAATCCTTGCGTCAATAGCAGAAGTCGTTGCAATCTTATCGTCAGCAGCACTCCATGTTTCTCCTGACTGAATTTCTCCTACAGTATCTTTTCCATAAAATATTTCACCTGCTCTCTTTGCTGAGTAAGTTTTAGTGTCACTTGTTGATGTCCCAGAAGTAACAACTGCTGTACCACTCATGTCATTAATGACAGGAGAAGTAAGAGTTTTGTTTGTTAAAGTTTCTGTTCCTGTTAGTGTTGCTGCTGCGTTTAGCTTTGTGTGATCTGCATCAGTAAATACATTGCTATCACTGGCTGCTTCTACGGCTGCTCTAATTTCTGCGTTAGTTTGATCTGCTGTTGCACCAGTTTCTATTCCATCTAGCTTTGAACCATCAGCCGAAACATCTCGACCATCAACTGTTCCTGAAGTGACTATATTTTGAGAACCAAAGTTAGGACTTATCTTTGTTCCGTCTATAGCTGCACTTGCATTTACATCTGCATTAACAATCGTTCCATCTACAATCTGAGCAGAAGCAAATTGCTTTGTGTCTACATAGTTCTTAGTTGCTGCATCCTGCGCTGCTGTTGGATCTGCAACTTTAGTCAGTCTTAAATTACCAGCACTAGATTCTCCCATTGAAGGAAGACCAGTAGCTTCATCAATACTGACTGCTTTGCCTTGGTTATCTTTTAGTTCTTGGTCTATATATAAACTTTGTAGGGCACTTGTATCTAAGTCGTTAGCAGTAAGGGTTGAACCATCTGCATAATCGACAAGAGGTGTTCCAAGTGATGAGTTTCTTCTTACTTCTACTCTTAAGTTTGCTGATGCTATTCCTGTATTTAGTCGTATAAGTTTAGGAGATACGTTGGTTATTACTTGATATTGGGCTGACCCTGACCCTTGAGTTATCTTGCTGTAATTAAGAAAGACCTCAATATGTTCTTCTTTGATATAAGGGAAGGTGAATGTGAAGTCAGTAGTTCCTTGTGCTGAAGAAGAATTTACTATGTACGATGTTGTGTAACTCATGATTGTCTTTTACTATTTATTGTACTGATTCTATATACTCTCTCGCATTAACTCTTCTTTCCGTACCTGCTTTTATGTTTTTGTCTTGTTTTACTCCATATTTCATGGAGAAGTCTACATCTGCTTTTTTCAATTTTTGAGTTGTCCTCTCTTGCAAGACTTCTAGTACATAAGGATTCTCAGGATCATTTATAAAGAGCCATTTAGCACGCTTTCTAAATTTGTCAAATACAGGGTCTAACATTGTTGCTCTTACTGATCTGACAGTTCCGTCACCTGGTTGATCTGGGTCTTGTTTTTGATAAGTATCTGAGATCATTATTTGAAATAATTCCTGAGATAAAGTCATTCCTGTGTCTGGATCAGGGGTTTGAGATAGATAGGTAATGTATTGATCGTATGCTTCTGTTGATAATGTTACTCCTGCTTGTATATCGTCAGCACTAGGTGGTGTGAATTGTGCCCCGAATCCTCTTAGTCTCATCAATTCCTGCATTACATACTCCTTCTCATTGTGATCAGGGTGAATTACTTCGTGACCTGTTCTACCAGTAACACCAGGTAATGCTCCTACAATGGGTATTGGAGAATAAACCATTGGTAAATGTGTGAGAACAAAAGATGCTGTGAGTCTTGTTAGCCAAGGTTCATCATCTAAAGGCATCACGTGGTCATGTAAAAATCCACCATTATATAAAGGATCTCCTGTTACCCAACTACGTCTGACAGGTAATGTTTCAGACCAAAAAGGAGTATTCCTTTTGACCTCGTTGAGGAAAGATTCAACCAAGAAAAGTTTAAAAGTCTTTTCATAAGGGTAAACTCCTCCAATAGTTTCATCATCGCCACCCCATTCCCAGACCTTTCCTTCTTTTCCCTTTCCTATCTCTTCGTTAATTACTTTTGCACTTATATTACTAGGTACTCTTTTATATGGATCAATCATTTGAGTTATTGATCTAACTCTTGAGCTATGAGGAAAATTACTAATAATCATTTTACTAAGGTATCTCGTAAATCTATTACCTTCTCCTGGTTGTGAAGCTTTTCCATATCCAAATCCTTCTCCCCCTCCCAATTTTGATGATGGTTCGATAACACCATCAAGGAAATCTAAAGCACCTTGATAATAAGTTGATTTTAGATTTCCTTTTATAACTTCTCCTGCAAGGTTAAAGACTAATAGTGCTCCTGCTTTGTCTCTGTTTTGATGTGTCATCGATGCACTTAAATCTTTGAAATCAGCCAGCGTTCTTAGAATTGTTGCGGCTGGTTCATAAGCTCTATATGATTGCCATTCTGACCATCTTAATTGACCATTTTCATCTGTGAATTTATGTCTAAATGACATTGGCCTCATGTTTCTTGCGTGCCACAATTGTTGACTTTTAATATTTAGTGGGCCAGCACCTGTAAGCTGTATATCTTCATTATCTAGTAACTGCAGGAATGTACCAGCAAATATTGCTCCCATTGCTAATTCTGATTTCCAGTGATTAGAAAAGAAAGCAGATTCACTAAAGACATCTCTATAGAAAGTATCGACAGTAAGATTTAACCCAGGGATTGTTCTAACTACTTGTTTCAATATGTCTGATGGTGATCTGACAAAAGGTTGAATCTGTGTAGCGAGCCAACCGAATTGTGATTTCTGAATATCAGACCAGACGGAAGGCAAGAATGACCATGAGCCTGTCAATAAAGGAGTCTCTTCTCCTGCTTTTGGTATTGTTTTATCTCCTCCTCTAATCCATGAGAGGCTTCTGTTTAAATCGTGTCCTCCACTTCTCCAGCCCTTTCTGATACCCACTTCTCCAGTACCATGTATATAATTCTCTGCATATTTATTAATTGCATCGAAATCATTAGGGTCTATTCCTTCTTGTCTTGCTAATTCTTGACCAAAGGAGAATGATCTATGATCCATTGTTGCTCTTATATCATCTGTAAACGTAAGCATCCGACCAAATTTCAGTGCATCTGGATGAGAGTTAATTGCATTGCGAATAGTTGTCCCATTAACTATTGCATCGTGGGTATAGAAATCAACTTTTGCATCACCCCATTCTTTTGCAAAAGACCACAGTTCTTTACCTTTTAATCCTTCTTTTACTCCTTGTGCATATCCTTCTTCTACTCCGATTGCATATAAGAAGCTGTTATCTGCTACATTCTTTACGAATGTTTCAGCAGCACCTTGCAATCTAATGTCGAAACTTAAGCCCTTTCTCACATAATCTGCTACGGTTATAAAAATTGGATCAACATCTAGAGATCTCATCCATTCATCTTCATTAAGATTGTAAGCACCTTTTTTACCATCTAGTGAAATAGCTCTACCACCTTCTGTTTCTTGAATTGCTTTTGCAATATTTTGATTTGTATTAATATCAAATGAACCTGCATGTCTATAAATATCGACAAGAGATTGTCCTTTCCTGAATGAGTGTCCTGCCATCCTTAATGATGATAGTCCTAGTGAAAACATTCTTTGATACCAGAGGCCAGCTATAGGTATTTGCCTTAAAGCTGTTTCTGTATTAAATGGGATTAATGAATTTTCTGGAAAACTTATAGTTCTATTAAATACGTCTAAGGCTGGCTCCGTTACTAATCGTGTTAGAGGAATAGAGAATTGGACTACAAATGTCTGGGCTGAACTAAGGATTGAACTTACTTTAGTAGTTGCTGTGCCTTTCATAAAGAGTTCAAATCTTTTACCTCTATCAGTTTTAGCTTTAAGAGTTCCACCGCCTATTTCCTCTTTGTCTACTGTTAATGGTGTTTCGTAATTTGGACCTTTTATTTGTCTATTAACATATTTAATACCTTCACCACTATCAACTGTAGAATCTGCAATATTATTTGCCATTAATGCAACTTCAGATTTAGAACCTGGTTCCCATACACCTGTTTCTAAAGCTTCTATTACTTTTTCTCCAAATAGTTTTTCGAATTTAATTGGATCTGCATTTTGAAGGTTTTGTATTATCTGCTCGGCTGAAGTTCGTTTTGCAGCTTTTTCTGTTGATTTATAAGTTCCTTCTGGAATGATTTCTATATTTTCAATAGCAGTTCTGTTTAATTCTGTTTGTAAGGCTCTGAATTGCTGTCCTAATGATCTGTTTATTTCTTGATATTCCCGATAATATTGAAGTGCTTGGACTGTTGATACTTGTAATTCTTTAACAGCTTTATTCCAATTTATTGTTCCATTATTCATTGCATTCATTACATTTCTTGCTTTATCTCCTGCTATTTCTCCTAACCTGGTAACTGCTATTCGTAAAGAAAGAACATTTTGTATTTGTTCTGGAGTAGTTCTAGCCATATATTTCATCATCTTTAATGAATCTGACGTATCTTTTAGACTAAGACCAAATTCTTCGAGGTTCCGTATAGTTGTGTCTAGCATTAGCTTCATATCTATTGGAGGCATATCTGTTGCTGTTGCTCTGTCCATAAATTGTTTGGCAGCTATAAAATGTAGCTCTCTAGCTTCATTTCTAGGGATATAAAGTGATTTAGTTACGCCAGAACTTTGGACGTTAATAATATCTTGCATGGCATAACCAAACAGCTTGTGTGTGTCTAATTCACCCCTTCGTACTTTTTCATAATTTTCTATAAAGTTATTAAATACATTCTCTGTAATTTGAAATTCAGTTCCTGTTTCACCTGGTCTATAAATGTCTCCATCTATTTCTTTATCTTTATTGAAGTCAGGTAAATCAGCGAATAAATCTTCTTCATTTATTGGTGTCTCTCGTCCAATTGGATCAAATTCTAATTTGGTGTTTCTATGTACTGTTGAATATCTTTGATTAATAAAGTTATTGAAGATTTTATGAGTAGCATTGATTCCTAATTGTGCTTTAATGTTATTCCAGATTTGATTAAAGAATCCAAGTACTGATCTAGCCATAGCACCTAAACTACCAGGTTTAGGAACGTACATTTTTTCATGTGCTAGCCATAAATCCAACATAGTTTCTGTAAAATATTCATCGATATTTTTATATCTATAACTGAACTCACTGTATTCCCCTTTCTGAAAATTTTCTAATTGTGGCTTTGTTAAATTCTCTAGATAACTTCTTTTTTCAAGTTCAAATTCTTTTCTTAATTGATTTAGTTCTATCTTTGGCAGGTTACGAGAAAGAACATGCCAAAGCTCATGGATTGCAGTTTGTTTAAATTGACTTGTTTTGATAGTTGATTCTTGGATAAGTACAACTTTTCTAAGGAAATCATATCGACCTTTCTGAGGCATATCCTTCATTATTGCTGGTGCTACATCATTAAAATTTTCCATCCCAACTTTCGTCATAAATGCAAGAGTTTGTTTTATATCAGTCTCTTCTACTCCTTTAGATTTTGGTAGTTTCTCCCAAGCACCAGGACCTCTACGACTTAGGTCGGTTGTGTCGTCATACCATCCTTTCTCGTAAGGAGTCCATCGTTTAAAACGAGTGGAATAATCTGGACTCTTTTTCCTTGAACTTGTACTTTCAATCCTAGATTGGAATTGATTAGTATTTAATTGAGATTCGACTGGTTGATCTGTTTCTAAGGCAGAAGCTTGTATTTGTTTTTTATTAGCTTCAGTAAGTTCGTTAATTTTATCTATAATAGGTTTTGCTTTTTTCTGATAATCTCTCCATTTCTTATAAGCAGGAGTCCATGACTTCTTCGAAAGCTGTCCTGGTGCTTGATAAAAGCTTTCACCTTTACCTGGTTTAGGTGGGGGATCACCTAGTGCTTTTAACTTTACATTTTCTTCATTAATAGCATTTGTAAATTCTTTACTCTTATATTGCTGATCAACAGTTAAATCTTTTGTTTCTGTTGGTGATTCTATTGCTGTAGTCTCACCAGTTTTTGTTGATGGTATTTCTATTTCTGGTGAAGATGCAGGAACTATTTCTTGAGTAGGAGGTCCATTTTGTATCTGTCTCGAAGAGATTGGTTTTAATTCCTCTCCCAACATTTCAGTGACTTGTCTATTGGTTGCAAGTTTCCCTGCATCCATTCTTTTTCTCCAGCCTTGTACTCCTATTAACAATTCTCTTTGGGGCCTTTGATCTGGAGGTAAAAGTAGATTGTTTACATCTCTAAGTGCTTTTTGTACACCTTCTTCTGTCGCAACTCTTGCAACATTTAATAGATTAACTAGATCACCAACGGTATCTAAAGGTTGTCTGGGTCTACCTCTTTTTGGATCGACAAATTTTTCCATTGCTTCTTCTAATCTGTGAATAGCAATGAAAGCCTGATCTTCAAAGGAAGCAGTTCTTAGAAATAAAGAAAGAGGTTGATTCTTATCTGCTTGTTCTAATGCTCTAGGTAATTGTAAATCAGGTGCTTTATACTTTTGGTTCTCTATTAATTTAACAAGAGGATTTTGTTCTATAACTACTGCTTGTTTTTCTATCTTTGCTTGTATCCTCTTAACTTCTATACTTTCAGGTCCAAATTTTGTTGCTGCTTCTTGTAATTGCTGAGAATATCCATTTGCTTTAGTTATTTCTGTTAACAACTCAGCTCCTTTTCTTATTCTAAAACCCTCTTCAAGACCTTTTAAAGCACCACCAAAGGTCCAATCTAGTACCCATCCTTCTGCCATCTGCTTAAATCTACGTTGTGTCTCCGTATCATCAGGGTCAAAAATTAATTCGTTGACGAAAGGGAAATGTTTTATTGCACCAAATATTTCACTGTTTGCAGCAAGTGTTGCTAAGTTTCCTTCCCAAGGATCAAAGCCAGCAAAGTCAATAGCAAGACCTTTTGGTTCTACTGTCGATCTAAAAGTCTGAGCAGCAACGAATCCACCACCACGGGCGAATGTTCCACCTCCTAATTTTGCAGTAACTGCCTTTGAGATAACTTTATCTGCTTTTGAAACTTTTGAGAAGGTATGGCTTGCTTGTACAAGTGGTTTAACTTTTGAGGCTTTTAATAGCCAGTTAGCACCCTTTAGGAATTTAGAAAGAGCAATCCACTCGATTGCAAACGAAACGACACCTGTTCCAAAGTCTTCTACACCAGATAACCAAGCTTCGTCATTATTTGGTTTAACAGGTTTCCATCCTCCGAATATAGGTTTATCTGGTTCATCCTCAGTAGTTGCTGTACCTTCAGGTGCTAGTCCTGTTATTTCTCCTAAGTACCTAGCCGAGTCGCTAGTTTCCTGTATTGCTCCTGCCATTCCAGAAACCGCCATTCTTAGTGGTGTCTTTATTCCAGCCTGCAAGATGTTGTCATCTTCGTTTGCCATGAGAGCACCTGACACTCCCCTTGCCTGTCTTTGCTCTTCACTTTTAAAAGTAGGGAGAACAGAACTACTGGTAATCTGTTCTTGTATTTGTTCTTCGTTTAAATATTCATAACCTTCAGTACCATCTTTTCTTTTTATATATTTAAGTTGTCCCATTTTAAGCTAAATCTGATGATGGATCTATCTTATCGGATTTCTTCTTTTTTTTCTTTACCGGGTCGGGTGTGTTTAGTTGTTTTAGAGCTTCAATAGCTTTCGGTAAAAACTTTTTAGTCTCCTCATTTCTTATAAATCCTTTCCAAGTTTCTCCTAGGTCCTCTCCCTGTAGTTTCATTCCCAATACATAAGCTATTGCTAATTGGTCTTGGATTTCAGGAGTGAATTTTGTATTAGGATCTATCCCGCTATATCTCAAAGCATCTCTAATAAAACCTCTCGTCATTTGATACCTTCCAGCAGCATGAATACCACCTGACGCATCCCATTTAGCATCACCTTTTGCTGTGTTTGGATATTTATCAAAGTCATATCCACTATCTTGTATGTCTAAAATTTCTTGAATAGTAAGATTAACTAATTTTTTCCCTTTGTTTGCAGGATGCTCCCCATAAATACCACTAAATCCTTTTACTTCTGTCCCATCTTTAGTACCTCTTTGGTTAAATGCCTCGTATCCTCCATTTGTAGATTCAACCATATGAATACTATCTAGGAAAATGTTTCTATTTTTAGATAATCTTGGACTAATCTTTTGTCCATCTTGAAGAGAAGCTAACAGTCCAGGTGTTAATTCACCAGCAATTAATGTTCCTTGCTGTGGTACCCATGAGTTTGTAATTAATTGATTATCTTTTATGTCAAGAATCAGTGCTTGATCTTTTTCATTGTTGACTCTATTTAATAGTTCTTTTCTAAATAGAGGATTTTGCATTGTACGATGACCTTCTATCTTTCTAGTAGATAATCTTTTGATAATGTCCTCTTGAAGTTCTGCTGGCATCTCTTGTCCCATGTGAACTTTATATTGCTTAAGGAAGAAATCAAGAGGTTGTGTCTTTGTTTTCTTAAGAATTACATTTAGATCAAGAGCATAAGGAATCCACGGTGCTTGATTAGCCATTGCGTTTAGTTGTTCTACAAAAATATATTTTTCATATAAAGCTTTGTCTGTCATTTCTCTTTCTATTGTAGTTGTATCGTTTAAATTTCCTCTTCCTTCTCCAATTCTTTCAACAATATGAAAAGGCGTTTCTGCAAACAAAGTGCCTCTTAGTTTCTCTGGGGTTATTTCTCCAGGTTTAGGAGCAGCGGGATCAATACGTTCACCAATACCTGAACCATAGTCATATCCTTGTGAGTGATATATTTTTAGTTCTTTATTTTTTATCTTGTAATAGTTATTTAAATAAGAATCGGCTGGGAAGCCAACCATTGTATTGATAGCGATATCTGAAGGATCTTGAAAATCGGTAATATATATCCCTCTAAATTTCTGATCTATATGTTTCATTGTTTCTGTTCTTGAAAGTCTTTCAACTTCTCTTATTGCAACAGCATCGGATTGGTATTCTTTAGATTGTACGGGGATATATATGTTGTTTCTTTCTCCACGACTATTTACTTGTTCAGATGAAAAATCAGTCCAATGTATTTGGAATTGATAAGGAGTATTGTTAGCAAGCTCAGCCTTTTCTATTAACAAATCAATATCGTTATACATTTTATCTAATATTTCTGGTGATAGTTTGTTGCCAAACACACCCATTCGTTGCACTCCTGTTAATGGACTGCCTACTAGAACGTATGCTTTGAAAGCTTGATTTACGTCAGGATCATTCATTAATCTTTCTATATCTGGCATTAATATTGTTTCGCCAGGTTTAACTCCGTTCTCTGGATCGTTAACGATTCTGTTATAGTATTCTGTTAAGAGTTCATGTTTATAAAGTTCAGCTTCTACCGCAGATAATGCCTCTTCATAGTGTTGATTATCTGAATAATTAAGACCAGAAGTATCTACTCTATATTCAGAACCATCTCGTCTTGTGATTACAAATTGTTTATTTTGTCCATCTAATAAAAGAGGATTTTCTTTATCAATTGTAACAGTTCCATTCTCTATTTGATTCCTCTGAATATCTGATTGTTTTCCATTTATCTTTTCATTATACCATTTGAGGAAATTGTTTTCGTCCACACTACGGCTTCGTATTTTTTCCTGATTAAAAGTATCAAAATTGTTTCGAGCCTCAACCCATAAGTTGTTAATCGCATCTATTTTTTTACTTGTGTTAAGACCGTCATCTTTATCTGCCCAGATGCGATTAGATTCAGTAGTTAAATAACTCAGCATTTCATTTATTCTCATCTGTTCATTAGTAGTTACATTACCCGGTGATTCCCCAATATCAATTCCTAGATAATCTCCCTTTGCCGCATCCTCTAGCATCTCTAGAGCGTCTTTTCTGTGACCAGTGATTATCGTTTGTACTTGGGATCCTTCATTATCTACTAACATCTTTGCAGAATTATATAAGATAGTGTAGTGCGATGGAGAAATTAATTTATAGCGGCCTGCATGTTCTACTCTTGCCATTTTTACTTTGGCTGGAATGTTAAAATCGTCAACAAAATCTTTAAGTTCTAGGTAAGCAACGTCCCTGTTTTGAGTCATTGCTGTTAACTGGACTTCTATGAGATCATCTAATATTTCTTTTCTTGCTCGTTGTTCATCTAATGAACCTGTCTTCCCTATTTCGGCATATCTTTCGTTTCTATACTCAATTATCTTTTGAAGATTAACAGTATATTCAATCTCTAATGGAAAAGCTTCAGTACCAATATTCACTAGATATGGTTGTCGTCCTTCTGTCTCAATATCACTGTCAGAAAAACTTTCTAGAGCTTCATTGAAAAGGTCAGTTTCATTGCCTCTTGCATATAGGGTCGTTCTCTCTTTGTTATTGAATCTAATCTTTGTTTGTTTTGCGTTAAGCTTGTTCCTTAATTCAGCTTCAAAAGTTGGACCTAATTTCTTTATTAAAAGAGGTCTATCTTCACTACCAATTGGTCCTGTCTTAGTTGCGTTTAATTCGTTTATTACAAGATCTCTAATAATCTCAAGCTTTGCTGTATCTATATGTCTAGTCTTAGGGTTATAAGAATTTTTTAGAATTGAATCTACTAAAAAATCTTGTAAGTTCTCTTCTACTAGACTTCTAGACTTTGAAGTCATACCTGAAGTAAATACTGTGTCGAAGCTTTGAGTGAAGAGTGTTCCTGGTATATATTTATCCTTCTGATCAGTCGTATTATTTAGATATAATTCTCCAATATTATTATCAATACTATATTGAAAAGCATCTTTATGTATTTCATCATTTTGGATAGCATATTTCTGAGCAGCTTGTCTTTTTATATTCATAGATGTATTAACCATTAAGTCTCTTAAATCAAGCATTACGCCTGGATCAGTAATACCATTATCCAAATAATATTTATTTAATATAAGATCTAATTCACTAGGTTTCCCATCCTCTGTATATGGTTTTGGAATAAGAGGTGAACCATCTTTACTTGTTAGGTTCTCTATATAAATAGGTGCATTAGCAATTAATGTTAATCCCTTTTGATATTCTAAACTTCTTGCTAAAAAGTCTGATGCTCTTGGATCTAATGATTTAAGTGTATTGTAATTTTCTTCTGCTAATGATTGTTGTGTTGCTGATAACTTAGGATCAGTTCTTTCTCTATCAAATCTTTCAAGAAGTTTATTATAATCACCCATCAAGTTTCCATTTGTTTTGGAAAGTTTGATAGCAATTGCTTCAGCTCTATTTTCTGCTTCTTCGTTTTTTATTTTTTCACTCGTAAGAAAAGAAGTTGTAAACTGCTTTAAATTTGTATTTAAATTTCCAAGTGAGTTAGCAAGATTTTCTAGATCTGGGCTTGGTTTGGCTACAGTAGATCCTTGTGGAACGACTGCTGGTGTTACGTTAGGTTTGGTAGGAGTTAGGAAGGTATTACGAAGATTAGGTTTAGGTTGAAGTGCAGGTATTCTTAGGTCTAAACCTTCACCGAGAGGTAAACGACTAGCTCCCATTGAAGGTCCACCACTCCTTTTCTTAGTAGTGGATACATCATTAGAACCGAAAGAGAATTTTTTAGTAGCCATTAGAATTTCATAAGTAAGATGTGTTGTTGTCTTTTAGCCTGTGCGTCCTCTCTTCCAACCCCAGATAGACTTTGAATTTCGTTTATAACCAGATTGATAAAGACTAGATTCAACATCTAATCCCATTGATACACCACTTAAACCAGCATTTAAATATCCAATTGTTCCGATACCACTAGCTTTTGCTCTCATCATTGGTTTCAAAGGATCAAGGTACGCTCTTTCTAAGTATGGCTGTTGGCTAGTTATTCTGGCTCCCCTTTCTATAGATGCAGCTCTCTTGTCTTGTTGAGCTGATGCTCCTGAGAAGGCTAAGTTTCTATCTGTTGCCCAATCGAATGATGCTTTCTGTCTTCGATAGTCAGCAAGCAAACTACTTATGCTATTACCTATACGACCAGAGGCTAATATTTCTCCTCTACCTTCTAGAAATTCTTTTTGTGCTTCTTGCTTTGCTTGTGCAGATGCCTGTGATGATTGCATCATTCCTAAATTTATCTGAGCAATTCTATTTTCAAAGTCTTCATTAGCTAGTGATGTTGTTTGTGCTATGAGATCTTCTTGTAAAACTCTTTGTTGTTCTTCTGCTGTTCTGTTAGCTGTTACTTGTAATACTTGTTGATCATACTGCTGTTGAGCTTGTATGTTTTCAAATTCTATCTGAGCATTTTGTGCTTGAACAGCAGCCTGTTGTTGCATGATCGAGAGACCAGCTTGAAGGCCACCAACAATAAGAACAGGATCACACATAATTAAATCCTCACGAACTCATAGAACAGACGATTCTCTGGCCCATATTCTGAATGTTTTTTAATGAATGTAAATCCCATCCATTGAAGCCATCTGACATGAACTTTGTTTCTAGCATCTACTACATTAAATAATACAGGATACTCCTGAATAATCTTGTCTAGCTCCACCTTAGATCGTCTTAAGAACGTACGTTTATCACTCGGATCATCTAGCATTGACTGACAACCCAACATCCATATACGACCAGACGTTTCTGATTCAGGTACAACACCCCACATACCCATTGGGTTTCCATGCCTGCTAACCATAGTCATACAGGGGTTACTTTTAAAGAAACAGTAGAACAAACTAGCTATGGGTGTTAGCCCTGACTGTGCTCTAATTTCAGCTATATCCTCATCTCTCATATTGTCGCCAATAATTCTAATATCTTCTAATTCTGTACGTCTTTGATAGGCTACATCCTTTTTGCTCTCGTATGATAGAACCCTTCCCATTCGGCTGATTGGAATCGACAAGGTAGTGGACTCGTAGAACTTATTACTATCTTAGTATCTATATTGCTTGCCATCACAGGAACACGGAAAGATCCTGTAAGAACTGAAGGATCTCCTATGAGTGGAGGTGATTGTCCAACAATAATTCCGTTGTATGGATAAGTGTTTGTGTCTCTACTAGCAGGGGTAACTTTCAATTCGAAAGCTGACGACTCATCAAACAAGACAGTCCATGTCCTCATCTGTAGTTTCGGTCCTGCTGCTATTGCAACACCACCGCCAGGGGGTTCTTCTTTTATGTAAGGAGTGCTGAACTCATAGGTCATTTCATATCTTTCACCTATAAAGAAACGTGGTGTCTTGCCTCCTACTACTGTCTTTAAATCTCCAAGTACTGTGATTGAATTACTTGTTTGAGAAATAGGTTCAATGACTTGTCCATGTCTAAGGAGAGTATTACCTGCCTCGTATCTTCCTACTACCACCATCTGTGCTCCTGCTGCTATTGGGTAAGGAAGAGTGATAGTTGTTTGAACTCCTAATGCACCGGGGTTGATAAGTGTTGTTGATAATCCTGATACTGATTCTGTTGTCTTTCTATCTAATAGTATTTCTATCTCTGTACCTGCATCTACATTCTCAGGTCTTATGACTAGATGTTCTAAGTAAACACCATCGCTATATTCAACTACTGCATATAGATCACTATCAACAATACCTGCCCCTAGTATTTTCTTAGCACCAGCATCTGCATTTATTTCCCAGTAAGACCAAGCTGATTGAAGTTTAGTGTCGTCTTCATAGAAGAACTTATATAAATACATCCTTCCAGGTTGATCCTTACTAATTAGAACTAATGCTTCTTCTGATACTGAGGCAATAAAACTACAGATATTACTTGGTAAGTAACGAGGAATACTTGCAGTTATATCTTCTGATAAAGGAACTGAACCACTGGAGTCAGGCAGGAAGAACTCTCTTACACCTGAGAAACTATCTCCTTTTGGTATAGGGAAGTAAAGGTTACGACCAACAGCAACAGGGTCAACAGTGTCAGCCATGTCAAAAGTTGTCATTGCTGTGATGGTTGCAGTCTTTGGTGTTAAAGAAGAACCGACATTGATACCTGCATCTAGCCTGAACTGTCCATGCCTACTGAATAAGAGAAGAGTGTTAGCGAATGAGACTGCTGAGACAAGGAAGTTAATAGAAGTACCACCAGTACTTAGATCTACTGGGTCACTATCTATAACAGTTTGCACAGTCTCAGGCCAGAACCTTTCAAAGGAAGCACCTGCACTAAGGATGACATTCTCATCTGCTAGTAACACCAGTCTGTTTCTAAACAGGTTGATGTTTTGTATGTAGCTATCGACAAAGGAAGGTTCAGGTGCTGTCTTTTCATCGCCAGCTATTCGTTCACTCCATCCTTCTGTTCCAGAATGTTTCTTAAATTCAAACGATACAGTTCCATTTGTAGCCACATTTCTAACTAAGATATGAGGCATGGTTGTTGCATCGAATTTATATTTTATTCCAGGTGCAACTGTTTCTTTCCACGTTCCATCTCCGAACCCACTACCTACTACTGTATTGAACTTGACATAGTAATCATCTAATTGAGTCGCCTTACTTCCTTGCACTCTGACAAGGAAGCCATGTTCTGCAATGGTGGGCAGGTCACTCATATCATCGACAACTTCTTTAATAGCTTTGGTATCTTCTCCTGTTCTATTGTCTTTACTACTTAAGGTGTAAGCACCTCCATCATCTTTAGTGATACGAATGATGTAGTCGTCATTAGTAACAGTAAACCCTGAGATTGTATTAAGCAGGGTGGCTAACTCATCAGCAATTGTGACGTTAGATAGTGTTGGGTTATAAACGACAGTGCAATTACCAGAGGCAGTGCTGGCTTCAGCAACTGTGTATTGAAACATATTGGCACTATTCACGGTGATCGTGTACTTGCCAGCTACTCCTGCGACACCAGCAGGGAATGACATCTTGACTTCATCTCCTGTTGATAAGCCATGACCATTAGCTGTAACTGTGACAGTTGTACTGCTAGTGGTAAAGGATGCAGGTGTTTCCTTACCTCCTGCTGGCATTGTCTTAAATACTTTTGTTGTGCCGTTTAAGTTAACGCTGTACTCAGTGTCATAGTTAGCTGCCTTTATAAATACCATTGACTTTGTTCCCCATACAGGAGACAAAGCAGTGTCCATTATTACTTTCTTTTCTCTATTAACAATGAATGTAAAGTCAGCAATACTTGCAACTCTGATTCCCTCTGATGGAGAGCTTGTACCATTTAAGTAGGTAACACCATCTGGTGTGCTTGGTGTGTATGTTGTTCCATCTAAATCACATACCTTGATAGCTGGCCCACTACTTGTCTCGTAAATAATAATCATATATTTAACTGTCCCATCCCTATCGACCATGTGAATGAAAGGTCGATTAGTTCCACCTGAGTTCAATGCTGTACCAGTAAACAGCCTCTTGATGTGCTGCATTGATGGACGTTTCTTTAATCCTTCGACTGGACTAGGTAAACAATTAATTACAGCTTCTGCCTGTGATGCCAGTCTTAATGCAGGTGGCTGTTGACTAACTCCATTGATGAGGTTGGGAATAGCAGAACTAACTAAAGGCATCTACCTAAGAACAGTACGACTTGGTTGGTAAGTTTTAAATACTCCTGTGTGATTAGGATTACCTCTAATCATATTGTGATCTCCTGCATTATTCTCCTCTTCTAGGAACAAAGCTTTAGCTTCTGCTTCTGCTGTGATATTTATTCTACTAAGATCAGCACTACCTAATATCTGTTCTTGTAGTGTACGACCTGCCTTTGTCATTATGTATTGACGGGCATGTTCAGGTAGGTCAGTCCAACTAAGAATGTAAGTTACATCTGCTGTTAGATCTTCTTCAAAGATAGAAGTATTCTTTCTTCTGTCGTATAACTTTAATCCTCTTTGGACTACCTCATTGTCTGGGTATTCATAAGGATCAATCTTTACTCTGCTTATATCTGAACTCAATTCAATTTCATTAGTGCCAGTAGTACGAGTAAGAGTTCTCTCGTAGTCAGTATTGAATGACCACCCTTCTGATTGAATTGTTCTGCTTGTTTCTTTAAGCGTGTCGTGTGCTTGTTTAGCAAGACCGAACTGACCAGCCAAGGAGTTAACAGGTGCTTCACCCATCATCCTTAATACTTTGTTGACTGCTTCTAGTTCTGATGTGAGGTTAAGACCCATAAGAAAAGAGGGGGCATATAGCCCCCACGGTAGTTAGCTGGTTGCCCAGTAGATTTCGATAGCACAGTCTGGACGAAGAACTCCAGTACCATGAGCCATAGATCCGACCATGAATGTACCTTGCCATAGTGCATGTACATCTGATCCTGTCTGTTCCATCTTCAAGTCCATCAACTTAACTGTACCAACAGCTTGCTTGTTGAAGACAAGTCCAACGCTGTCTGTGTAGTTAGC